CGCTGTGGGTTCAATATACATCGAGCGCGGCGACGACATCGGGTTGGCCACGCATTGGTCAGAACGGACCCTTTAGCGTGACGGCGTATTTCGGCACTGATCCGGCGCACCCCACGATGGGAAATATCAATGTGCAGTTGGTCGCGTTGCCGGATACCGCCATATCATTCGCCCCTGGGGCTACCTAATAGGATGGCAGCGGCGAGAAACTATTGATGGTGCCAGTCGTAGTGAATGCGCCACCGTAGCCGCGATTGATTGGAAACTGACTCGTATTGCCGATAAATTCAAAGGCTGGCACACCAAATGCTGCATGCGATATGCTCGATGGTGCTGGTGTGGCGACGCCGCCAGAGATCGTTAAATACTGGTTGAAGTTCGATGAGTTGGTTGGGTCATTAAATGATCCGGGCCATATTTGTACCTGTGCCATAGGTGTAGCTATAGAGGATGGTGCGATATATTGAGGATGAACAGGGACACCAACTCCGCCAGCAATATCAGACCATCGCATCTGGATTATTTGGTTGGGGTCTCCGCCGCCCGGCGTGTATATGATGTTGGTGGCGTTTGCGCCATTTACGACAACCTTTCCTATCTTAAGATCGCCGGCAAGGTTTGTGTGATTGCAATCAAAGGCTAAGGCGACGTGATTCCATATGCTGGCTGTGTTGGAGAACATGGACGCGGTATTTGTATTGAATAGTGCCCAAGTATTGGTTGCCGGAAAACCAACTTCGTCTTGGCAAAAAAATGTAAGGCTCGGATTAACTGACTATAGTCGATTGTGAAACAAGGGATGCCGGTCCCTGCATTTCCAGCTCCAAGTAAGCTGACAGTTAATGTGTATCCTGCTGTGTTGACGAACCAAAGCGATCCACTGACTTTAGTGGTGTCGGGGATTACAGAAGCGCTGCCGCCGGTGATGTAACCCATGGCTATTCATCCAAAGGAGGGAAGAGGGGAGAAGTTGTTGGTTGTCCCGACCTGAGAGAAGGTATTGCCCAGCGAGCCTCGATTTTGTGGGAACTGAGTGGGGTTACCAATGAAGCTCAGCTCCGGCGTGCCGAACGCGACCTCCGCAACCAAGTAGTCCCTTGGCATTCCGACACCATTGGTAATCGTAAAGAAGTTGGCCATGTTCTGATCTGTCATGGCAATGTTCTGGTGCATCCACATTTGGTACTGCGCCAATGGGAGCAATGGAGACTCGGTAATATTCTGTGCAAACACAGAGTCAACTGGGACGCCTATGAACCCGTCATTCAAAGGAATAGCCGTTATGTCGGCCACGCTAGTTGTTGTTGGATTTCGTATAACACCATTTAGGCACATCTGGCCTTTTATCGAATTCAAGCCAAGTCGCTGGAAACTAGCTACAATGTGATTCCAGCCGCCGCGCGTCATTGATCCGCCGCCAGTCGTGAATGCGGATGCTGCGAGCTGCGCAGGACACTCTGGGCAGTTTCGCACATCAAGAAAAACAAAATCTCCGCTACCGGCAACAAAGCACCCAATCGTGGTTCCACTAAAGGGCTGCCCATCCACCGCGCCTATATCGGCACCACAGCGAAAGAAGGTTCTGAGCGTAGAAGGAGCGCCCTGAGGAAAAACGTAAAACCACACCGATAGCGTAAGTCCGCTGGTATTCGATAGACCTGCCCCTCGGGTTAGATAGCCCATGGCGGCCAGTCTATGCTAGTGTGGCTGTTATGGCGACAGTCGACTATGCCCTACAAGTTACGCTGCTCGATGATTCCGGTGGTCCCATCATCCGTTGCTGGGGGCCGGTATTTAGGGTTGTCGATGGCGTCGCATCATCGCCGGGGTTTCACCACTTTATCATCTCCTTCGACACCAGCGTTCCTCGCGTGCAGATGGCCATGGATCGCGGTGGCGGCCCCGTTCTTGGCGGAAGCGTTATGGATACCGCAAATGGATCAGGGGTGATCGATGCGAGCGGCGGCTTCCCAGATCAAGGCAGCTTTGTTCATGGACAAATGTACGCCAAGCTGGTTGGCACCAGCCTCAATGGGTTTGCCACACATGCTGGGATCGTAAATGTCGGGGCTTCAGAGGGAGAGGAATGGGAGTTTAACGCCGACTCTCACACTAATACGGACTTTGCCTATTGCTATCTTGGGGTATCGAATACTTTTTTTGATCTGACCAATGCGGCAAACCTGAATTTCTTTGTTACTGCCGGATTGGCTCCGGTGGATCTCGGGGCCGGCGGTGAGAACGTAACGCCACTACAGGGCCGATTTATGCATACGGGGAACGCCCTGCCCATCATTGGCGTCGTGCCAGATCCTTGGAATTCAACCTTTAGCTATCAGGCTGGCGATTATGTCACCACGTTCGATAGCGCAACGCGCTACTGGGTAGCCCTGTCGCCAGTGAGTATTGCTGGTTCGAACATTGACAGGTCCCCGGATCAGTTCGGTTTCTCACTTGAGCAACAGTTGGGCAAAGGCACCCTCACCCCGTTTGAGTTCTGGCTAGAGGTAAGCCCTCCGCTTATAGGACCGGAATTCTGCTGGAACGGGATTACCGGTGTTCTGGCGCAGCATGCCGGAAGCATAACGAGCATTCCTGGGCCATAATGGGGTCCAGTTTCGTGTGCGGCCTAAATCTGGTATGAGGGGGGATGATTAACTACACCACCTATACTGCCCAAATCTCCAATCTGATGGTCATCAGCAGCACGACGCCTGACTTTCAGACCATGCTGCCGGGGATGATCGACTACGCGGAGCAGAGGCTCTACCGCGAACTGAACCCCCTGCGTGTCCAAGTCACCGATTCCACGACAACCGTATCCAGCGGCAACCGGAACTTTGCCGTGCCAAGCGCCACAGGCACATTCATTATTATAGACAATATCAACATCATCACGCCGTCGAGTCTGAATGCCACGAACGGCTCGCGGGTTCAATTGACCCCAGTATCCCGCGAGTTTCTCGATATCTCCTATCCATCCGGCCAAACCGTAACCGATGTGCCGCAGTTCTGGGCCATGGCCTCGGATACCGAGATACTCTTGGGGCCTGCACCCGATCTGCCCTATACAGCCGAGGTCATCGGCATCCAGCGGCCGACCCCGCTATCGTCAGCTAATTCCAGTACCTTCCTGACACAGTATTGCCCGGATCTCTTTATCGCCGCCTCGATGGTGTTTGCCTCCGGCTACATGCGCGACTTCGGCCAGCAGGCCGATAACCCGCAGATGGGTGCTGCATGGGAAGCCCAATACAAGCAGCTGTTCGGGTCCGCCGCGATCGAGCAGCTGCGCGCCAAGTATCAGAGTGAAAACTACACCTCGGAGCCGCCCAATCCTCTCGCGCAAAAGAGGATGTAACCCATGCCGATGGGGGCCGTAACTCTCAAGCCAGGGGTGGATGTCGAAAAGACCCTCTCCCTGAACGAAGCGGGGATTTCCGAATCGCAACTGATCCGCTTCAAGGGCGGGCTCATCCAGACCTACGGCGGATGGGTTTCCTTTGGCTCAGCAATCCCGTCGACGGTGCGTGACCTGCACGCTTGGCAGGATGTCCAAGGCATTGACCATCTTGGCGTCGGCGCAACACAAAACCTCATCGTCGTTACCGCCGGCTCCAACAACGACATCACGCCACAGACGTTCACCACCAATTTCACCCCGAGCTTTTCCATCTCGTCTGGACTGCAGGCCGTAACTGTCAACGATCCCGGAAGCGGGGCGGCGATCTACAACACGGTTTACTTTAACACTCCTGTTGCCATTGGAAACCTTCTCATCAATGGGGCCTACCAGATCTTCTCGGTGCTGAGCACCGGCTCCTATCAGATCGTATCGAGCGTCCCGGCCTCGACGACGATCGCCGCCAGCGGAATCCTGCCGGTATTCTTTTCGACGGCAAATTCCCCCATCGTCACGGTCGACCTTCCCAACAACAACTTTCAGTCGATTATCGGGCTGACACAGCAATTCATTGCCCCAACCACCCTGGATGGCCTGACCATTCAGGGTCCGTACACCATCACCTCGGTTATCGATTCGACCGAATTCACGATCACGGCCACGACACAGGCCAGCGCCACATCATCGGCGACGATGAATTCCTCGCTGGTGCAGGCGCTTTACTATGTGACCGGCGGCCCCGCCGGAACAGGAACACCATTCGGTGCCGGAGCCTATGGCTCTGGATTGTTCGGTGGCATTGGCGGAACGACCCCGGCCACGCAAGGCAATCCAATCTCCGCCGATGACTGGAGTTTGGATAATTGGGGAGAAAACCTGCTTGCCTGCCCCAGCAACGGGCCGATCTACGTCTGGTCGCCGGAAAGCGGCTTCTCCAACGGACAGGTCATCGCGACAGCGCCGTTCTTCAACGGTGGCATCTTTGTCTCCATGCCACAGCAGATTCTTGTCGCTTGGCGCTCGGTGCTGAGTACCGGCGTTCAGGACAACCTCGTTGTGCGTTGGAGTGATAATCTCGACTACACCAACTGGACGGTGAGCAACCAGACCGCAGCCGGCAGTTTTCATATACCGACCGGATCTATCATCAAGGGCGGCATGCAGGCCCCGAATTACGGCTTGATCTGGACCGACATCGATGTCTGGATCATGCAATATGTCGGCGGCACGGTTATCTTCAACTTCACCCGTGCTGGCACCGGGTGCGGTCTCATCGGCCAGCACGGTGCCGGCGTTCTTGCCGGCAGTGTGTTCTGGTGCGGCACCAACAACTTCTTCACCATTACTGCCAATGGCGTACAAGCCATCCCCTGCAGCGTATGGGATTATATCTTTCAAAACCTGAATCTGGCCAACGCCCACAAGATTCGTTGCGCTCCCAATAGCGTGTTCAACGAGATTGGATGGTTTTTCCCATCGATCAATGTGACCGAGAACGATTCCTATGTGAAATACAACATTGCCGAGAACAGCTGGGACTACGGCAATCTTATACGAACGGCATGGATCGATGTATCGGTGCTCGGCAATCCCATCGCTTCAGACTCCGGCGGCGTTCTTTATCAGCATGAGACCGGCGAGACGACGACCGGAACTGGTGCCCCATCATTCCGTAGCGGCTGGTGGGCGCTGACAGAAGGTAACGACCTAGCCTTCGTTGACTACATCATTCCAGATTTCCGATTCAATCTGTTCTCCGAGGTTTCGGATGCGCAGATCACTATAACCTTCTATAGTGCCGATTATCCTGGGGCCACGCCGATTGTCCACGGTCCATACCTTGTCGATGCGACGACAGAGTTTTTGACGCCGCGCATACGCGGTCGTTTGATGTCTGTGCTTATCCAGAGCAACAATGCCGAGTTCTGGCGGCTAGGCAAGATTCGATTCCGTTATGCATTGAGCGGGAGGCGTTAGTGGCAATAGGTTTGGATGGCATAATGTCTGCCCTGCAAAATGGCGTCGTCGCCATTCAGGACCTTACGATAACGCTTCGCTCTGTTTTTCCGCAGTCAGGAATAGTATCCAGCTCGTCGCCGACTGCTGGCGCTATCACCTTTTCGTCCTCGCAAGCGAGCGGCTTTCTGTTAGTTACAACGAGCTCAGGAGCACAATACAAAGTGCCTGTTTATCCTCTATAGGTGTGAACCATGGCTATAACAACCACTACCAATAAGAGTCTCATCAAGGTCACGGTCGGCACCGAGGCAGGGACTTGGGGTCCTTATATCAACACCGATCAGGATCTTCTGGACAACATGCTCGGTGGCACCGCCACCATTGCTTTGACAAACGCTCCAGTAATCCTCAGCTCGGCCCAATATCAGTGCGCCTTCATCAGATTTACGGGGGCCATTACTGCAAACATCGCCGTTACATTTCCTTCGGTCGGCAGCTTCTATAGTATTATCAATGATACAACCAACTCATCCGCCTTTGGCCTAACTGCGCAGACAACGGCAGCCGGGGGCAGAATCATTGGTATTCCTCCCGGCAGCATGACAGAGATTTTGACTGATGGCGTTAATGCTAGGTTTAGAGGGCTACCTCCGGTAGGCACCTATTGGGACTATGGCGGCTCATCTGTCCCGGCTTGGGTAGTTGCCTGTACTATCCCGCCTTACTTGAATTGCGACGGCACAGCATTCTCTTCAGTGACATATCCAAACTTGGCAAACGCGCTTGGCGGCACGACGTTGCCTGACGCAAGGGGCGGGACCCGCTTTGCGCTCAATCAGGGAACCGGTCGCTTAAGTGGAGCGATCGACGGCAATGCGTTTCTCAATAGAGGCGGAAATTCCAATATTGCCTTAGGCCAAATCAACATGCCGAACTACTCATTGACGGTTAATGATCCTGGCCATCATCATCAATACGTAAAAGTTACAAGCGTTGGTGGTGTTACTGGCGGTGCCGGCACCAATCAATATTCGGTATCCACTCAAGACACATCTACGGAAACGACCGGAATCACCGTAGACTCCGGCGGCAGCGGGACCATGTTTCCAGTTCTTAATCCTGGATATGTTGGCGGCATCACCATGATTAGGGCGGCATAGATGTCACTCGCTGCTGCCTTTCATGCGGCACGCAAGTACGCCAACGGTGGCGCAGTAAAGTCTATGGAGTTTCAGGGTATTCCTATCAGGATTGAAACCCCGAAAGGTCAAATCCGCGAAGGCTGGACGCATCGCCTTCCCTGTGACTACGGCTACATTCGGCACACCGAAGGCGGAGATGGGGATCAAGTCGATGTCTTTGTCGGCCCCAACAAAGACAGCAACAAGGTTTTCATCGTCGATCAGATGCGTCGTCATAAGGATAAGTTTGACGAGCACAAGTGTTTAGTGGGATTCGATTCAAAGAAGAAGGCAGTCGCCGTCTATAAAGCCTTCTATGGCCGGGAGTATAATCCGCATTTTGTCGGCGCTGTTACCGAGCTCAGCATCAACGCATTCAAGAAGTGGCTTGATGGTGGTGGCGGCAAGAAACCGGTTTCGCCGGAGGTCAATTTCAAGAAGGGCGGCACGGTCAAGGCAACCAAGGCGACGGCTCATTACCGTTTGGGGACGAAGAGCGAGCATTGCTCGATCTGCACGATGTTCAGATCACCGGCATCTTGTACGTCAGTTAAGGGGCACATCAGGGCGCAGGATACCTGTGATTACTTTGAGCTAAAGAAATATCAGGAAGGTGGGCTTGTTTTTGATCCAGAATTTCTTGGCGATTATCAGAAAAAGAAAACCCCTAATGTCCGCGTTATGGAAGGCCATCAAGAATTTGAGCCTGGATACGCCAAAGGATGGGAGACCGAACCTGGCTCTATTATGAATATGCGCGGGCAGCCACTCGCTTTGCGTCGTGCGCAAGATGGCGGCGAAGTCGGCGAGGATTGGAATCCTGATGCCGTTCCATTGCCGCGACCGAGACCCCCGCCTGAGCCGCCAGAGGCGCTTGAGGCCGGATACCCAGAGCCACCGCTGCCAGGAACGGAGATGAAGGCTTATCATCCGACCTGGCGCGAGCGTCTCGGGCAAGGGCTTATGGGTGACAAGCCTGCCTCGCCAGCCAGAGAACAGTTTACCCGCGGTCTTCTCGGCACGACCGGACTCGGTGAGCAGTCTATGAGTCTCTCCGATCTGACCCCCGTCGGCATGGGTCTTGGCGCGCAGGAGAACATCCAGCATGGCAAGTACCGAGAGGCTGCCTTGAGTGTCCTGCCGGGAATGGCAGTCGAGAAGGCTGCGGCTGCCCCGCTTATGAAAGTCGCAAGCGATGCCACAAGCAAGGCAGGGCCTGAGGCTGTTCAGTATTGGACGCGATCGATAGTCGATCACTTACTTGAAACCCATGGCGATCGGCCAGATCTTGTTGCCGGGGCATTAGAAAAAATAAGACGTACCGCAAGTCCAGAAGCAGAAGAAAAAATTCTTCAGGGTCTTCCTGAGCAAACTCGCATTGGCGTCATGCGGCATAGAATGGAAGAATGGAATCAGCCGCGACCTGGTGAACAAGGCCATGTCGATCCAGCGCGTCCTGCCTTCCGCGAAATCACCCATCTAGAAGAAGCCAAGGATTGGTTGCGAAATAATGGGCATGATCCAAAGGATTGGGGATATAGCGATCCTGAGAATTACGTCGATCTTGCCAACAATATGAAACGGGAGATTGCGGGACTCCAGCCCCCGCCAAGTGATCGGGTTCCTGTCAGGACAGCGCCGCAGCAAGGGGCCAGCCCACTTAACGCACTAGCAGATCACCTTGAGGGTCAATACGGCAGAGTTATTCCGCCGAAGGTTATCGGCTCGTTGGACGAATTGTTTGGTTTGGTTTCTCCGCATGAAGTCGAACATTTATCGGCTGCCGACCTGCTGTCGATCCGCGATAAATTGAGTAGGGCTGGGGCCGATGCCTATCATTATCAGGAAAAGGACCCCAAACTGTGGAATGCCCTGCATGAAAGGTTCGATGCTTTAGATAGAGACATGGAGCGGCACATAACCTGGGCCACCCCACAGCGGCAAGAGCCGCCACTACACCAGGCTGGTCCGTTTCAATCCAATTACGATCAGGGCGTCGTTCAACAGTTCTCAAACTATTTCAACGATGTTCTTGGCAAGCATTTTTCGAGTCAGGAAGAGTTTGCCAATAGATATTTTGGCGGCCTGAATACCAGCCGTATCTCCGCTCGACGCGGCAACGATCCATATGGATCTGGCGCTCCGGCTCTTTACTTCGATGGCCCACTGATGCACCCGAACGGAGACTTCGTTGGCTCGATCGAGCGAGCAATTATTCCGTCTCAAAAATACGCCTATCACGGACTGCTCAGTCTGGAGCCTAAGTACCAAGGCGGTGAACTTGCTCCCAAGATGCTGCGTGAGCAGATCGATGCCTACAATAAGATGGGTCTCAATTATGTTAAGTTGAACGCTGGATTGAGATCAGGTCCCTATAG